TCATTATCTAATGTTTATACACTTCCAAATGCTGATTTAATTGGTACAAATTGGGAAGAATTAACATATGAAGCAAAAGCAACAGAACCAACAACTAATCCAGCAAATGGTACTTATTGGTATGATACAACATTAGCAGCTGATATCATGATTCATGATGGTACAAGTTGGAAAGGTTATAAATCAGTAAATCCTGATTTCCGTGGCTTTAATTTAACACAAACAGACCCAGCAGGTCCACAGTTTGCCGCATCCGCACCATTAACACAATCAGATGCAACAGCATTAGTGAATGGTGATTTGTGGATTGATACCTCAGATTTGGAAAACTTTCCAAAGATGTACAGATATCAGTCAGCAAAATGGGTAGCAGTTGATACTTCAGACCAAACATCAAGTAATGGTGTTTTGTTTGGTGACGCAAGATGGCAAACTGAAGCAGATGCTACAGTATCAGGCACTGGTACAGGTACAGCAAGTAGTATTGTTAATTTATTAACTGATCATTTCCTTGATCCTGACGCACCAAATCCAGCAAGTTCACCACGTGGTATGTTATTATGGAATACACGCCGCAGTGGATATAGTGTTAAAAAGTATGCTAAAGATACTATTAACACAACAACATACGCAAGTGGTAACCCACGTTTTGGTTCACCAGCAGATTCAATTGCTGATTACTATCCAGATCGTTGGCAGAATGCCGCAGGTAATAAAACAAATGGTGCTATGTTTGCTGGTCGTAAAGCACAGCGTCAAGTCGTAGTTGCCGCAATGAAGTCAGCAATTGATGCAAACACAGATATCCGAGAAGAGCAACGTCAGTTTAACTTACTTGCCGCTCCAGGTTATCCAGAGTTGATTGCTAACATGGCAACACTTAATGTAGATAGAAAAGAAACAGCACATATTATTGCTGATTCACCTCTACGTTTAGCAGCTAATGCCGCTAATTTGCAAACTTGGAGTAAAAACTCTAATGCCGCAACAGATAACGGTGAAGATGGTCTTGTAACTAATAATGCTTACATGAGTGTATATTATCCTTCAGGATATTCAAGTGACCTAGCAGGTAATGCAGTTGTAGTACCAGCAAGTCACATGATTTTACGCACAATGGCTTATAATGACAGTGTTGGTTATCAATGGTTTGCCGCCGCAGGCACAAACCGTGGTAAAATTTCCAATGCTACTGCTATTGGTTATATTGATTCTGCTACTGCTGAATTCCAAAGCATAGCAGTACGCGAAGGACTACGTGATGTATTATATGCTGATAGAATTAACCCAATTACCTTTATTAATGGTAGTGGTTTAATGAACTTCGGTAATAAATCCCGTGCTTCAACATCTTCTGCAATTGACAGAGTCAACGTTTCAAGGCTTGTTTCATACATGAGACGCCAATTGGATCTTATGGCAAAGCCATTCATCTTTGAACCTAATGATGAACTTACACGTAATGAAATTAAAGGTGTAATTGAATCATTTTGTAATGAATTGATGGCGAAACGAGCACTTAATGATTACTTGGTTGTATGTGATGATTCCAACAACACAGCTGTAAGAATTGATCGTAACGAACTATACGTAGACGTAGCGATTGAGCCCGTGAAAGCGTTAGAATTTATTTACATCCCAGTAAGACTTAAAAATACAGGTGAAATAGCAAAATTATAATATGCTATTATTATTTTTGGGGCGGTGTAAAATCGCCCCATGAATAAGATAAATATAGATAACAATAGGAGAATAATATGTCCGTAGCGTCATTAACAAAATTCACAGTACCAATTAGTGGTGCTGGATCAATGGGCACATTGATGCCGAAACTAAAATATCGCTTTAGAGCGATATTGGAAAACTTTGGCGTTACTACCCCGCGATCAGAGATTACAAAGAATGTAATGGATATTACACGACCAACAGCATCATTTGATAATCAAATAATCGAAGTATATAACTCAAAGATTAATGTATTAGGTAAACATACTTGGGAACCAGTTGTAATTAACATGCGTGACGATGTCAATGGTGAAATGACACGCAGAGTTGGTGAACAAATGCAGAAGCAATTTGACTTCTTCGAGCAAATGAGTTCAGTATCTGGTATTGATTATAAATTTGTACTAAAGTATGAAGTGCTAGATGGTGGTAATGGAGCAACTGCTCCAGTTGTTTTGGAAACTTGGGAAATGTATGGTTGTTATATTGAAAGTGTAAACTACAATGATATGACTTATACTGATAGCGCACCAGCAACTATTACCTTAAATATCAGGTTTGACAATGCACTTAACACACCACTTGGTCAAGGTGTAGGTACTACAGTACCAAGAACAGTAGGAACAGTAGCCACTGGTTAAACTAGATGGCATCCTTTTTAAGTAATTTCTTGCATGGTGTTGGACACGGAGATCACATCAAAGATTACCGCCATGCAAGTAATCTTTTCCTCCATGACAATCATAGGCTTGCGCCTAAGTTTCGTTATCTTTACCATTGTAATATAAAATTAAATAGAGGAGTAGCAGGTGCTCTATTAGATCAGGCTGAATTAAGTTTTATGATTAAAACTATAGAATTGCCTAGTATTACTTTTGAAGTAGAAACAAATAAACAATATAATAGAAAAGCATATAGTTATTTAGGTGTAGATTATGCACCGGTTACTATTACTTTTCATGATGATAATCATAATAATGTTCGTAATTTTTTAGCACGTATATATCAACATTATGTAAATGATGGCACTAAAAATAATTATAGTATACGAACTGGTGGTAAGCGAAATTCATATAATGAAAGAGCACCTGATATGGCATGGGGATTAGATTCTAATCATGTTCAAAGCGGTGGCGCACATTTAATAGATGAAATACAGATAAATTCTTTATCAAAAGGAAATGCAACAGTATACACCTTAAAAAATCCAGTTATAACATCATTCTCTCATGGTTCACATGATGTTTCTGCCGCCGGCGATCCTATGGAAAGTACAATACAAGTACATTATGATGCAATTGTTTATGGTGATAATAACGCAGGCTCAGTAGAGAATTTTGGTGGCGCATTTTATGATCGCTCCGGAAGTGTACTATCTGGTGGTGGTCGAGGTTCTGGCGGCGGCTTGTTTACGCCCGGTGGTGTATTTGATAAAGCTACAAATATTTTTGGAAATCTACAGAGTGGAAATTTATTAAACGCAGCTGCTGGTGCATTTCAATTGCGTGAGCAACTTAAACACAATAGTACAAAAGACTTACTTAGAAATGATATAAGTAACGCATTGCCAGGAATTACTGGTTTGATTTCTAGAAATCAAGGTAATTCATTTCCAACGGCTACTTTAAGACGGGCACAACAGACTGTCCGTGAAGCAGCTGCTGAGGCAGAGGTAGATACTAGTGGTGGTGGTGCTAGTGGAGGCTCTGACGGGTTTATGTAATGGCAGAGTATACTAATTTTGTAGAAAATACAGCATTTCCAGTAGATGATCAAGCATCTAATCAAATGTCTGCTGATGCAAAACAACGAAAGTTTTTTGACAATTATTATACAAGCGTAGGATCAGTAGATCCAGCGCAATATGATATTATGCGAGGGTTTTTATTAGGTAAAGGCTTGGATGAAACTTCAGTTGATAATTTAACAATATCACTATTGGAAGTAGCGAAAGAACAAGGATTAAATCCAGTTGATTTAGTAAAACAATTGGATGATGTTAATGATAAATTAAAACTTAATACATTATTATGTATTTTATTAAACACAACAAGAAATCGTACAAGTATATTAGGATATTCAGAAGCTAAATTAGTTAGTACAAGTATTCAACGAGCAATATTGGCTTAAGACATGGCAAAATTTGCCCAAGGTCGTTTCCTTCCTAAAAACGTCAAAAAATATGTAGGAACAAAAAATCCAAAATATCGAAGCGGATGGGAATTTGCTTTTATGAAATTTTGTGATAATCATCCTAGTATAACAGAATGGGCAAGTGAAGCAATTAGAATACCTTATAGAAATCCATTAACAGGTAAACAAACACAATATGTTCCAGATTTTCTTATTGTATATAATGACAGAACTGGTAAACGTATAGCCGAGTTAATAGAGATTAAACCCAAAAGTCAAACACTTGCAGAACATGCAGGTAAAAGTAAATATAACCAAGCACACGTAGCAATGAACCATGCAAAGTGGGAAGCGGCTAATAAATGGTGTCAGCATCAAGGTATAAAATTTAGAATAGTAACCGAGGACGATATTTTTCATCAAGGTAAGAAACGCTAATAAGTATTAGTGTGTTCGTCTTACCTGAATTAGAGTTTATATTTTTATGTTATCCCCACGGTGCAGGTGGAGAATTTCTGTCCTATATTATAAGCAAATCCGACGAATGTAATACTTTAGATAGACGTAAAATAGGTGATAGGTATAAAGTTGATGATATATTTAATCAAAATTTATTACGTTTAGATTTTAACCCAGAACGATTATATGATCATAAAGATATAAGCACTGTAGATAAGGACAAATATGTTGTAGTTCCTACACATTATAGAGAAGAAGATATATGGAAGTATTTTAAGAGATATAAATTTATTAATATAACATATCCTGCTTCTAAAGAAGGACACAAGCAAGTATTACGTAATATTAAGAGTAAAGTTTGGGACCAGCCACAACCAACACAGTTGGAATTCTTTGGTATGTTGTTACAATTAACTACAAAGAATGACAAATCGTGGTATATCAATACACATTATAATATGAATACTATAGATATTATACTTGCCTCTCGTAAACAAGAATTAACAGACAAAAATAGAAAAAAAATAGAACAAGAATGGGATAAAGCAGAGTATAATTATCACTCTGCTATTGATAGAAATTTAAATATAAATTATGACGATTTAGATGCTCGTCAACAGAACATATTTTCACAGAGTAAAACATTGAGGCAAATAAGTGATCATTGTAATATAACTATCCGAGATGAATTACATCAAGAGTTTAATAAAAAAGTAGAAAATGACAAACAAATATGATTTAAAATATTTAGATGTAATGGTGCAGTATGCCTGTAGTTTGTCCTGCAGGGGTTGTATAGTAATGTCTAATTATAATCGTAAAGGTCATGTTCCTTGGAGTGATGGTGAGCAATGGTTTAAAGAGTGGAGTCAACGTTTTACTATACGGGAAGTTAATTTGATGGGTGGTGAACCTTTGCTTAATAAAGATTTAAAACAATGGATGTTTGGTATAAGAGAATATTTTCCTACTGCTAGAGTAAAACTTATTACAAATGGATTTCATTACCTCGTGCGTCCAAATTTATATAATTGGTGTAGAGAGTTAGGAAATGTTTTAATACAAACTAGTTTACACTTTTATCCACCACCAGATGAATATATTAACAATGTTAAATTTTTCTTAAAGCATTCTGATTGGGAAGTAACAGCAACTCCGTTTGATCCGCCCGATAAACTTATTAAATTAAAGGACAGACATGCAGATGTAAAGTGGCACATGAATTTGTTTGGTGAGTTTAGGCGTCCGTTTATGGGGGAAGGACCTAAATTAGTACCTGCTAATAATGAAGATTTTGTCAGTGCTCATAGAGTATGCGGTGCTCCAAATTCTCCTACATTGTATAAAAATAAATTATATAAATGTCCTCCCGTTGCTAATTTGGATGATACATTAGCATTGTTTAATATACGAGATTCAGAAGTATGGCAACCATATCTTAACACAGGATTAAGTTATGATGACAATTTGGATGAATTTGTTAATAATATTAAAAAGCCAAATTCAGTTGTATGTAAGGCCTGTAGTGGTAATCCAGATGAAATAGAATATGATCATTATGGACAAGGAAGTGTTATAACACGGAAACAATATAATGCAATATTTGCTAACTAGTGGCTGTGGAATAAGTCAACGAGAATTTAAGCATTACCCAATTTGGGTACATTTTCCAACACTCACACATAAATTAAAACATTTATCTATGGGAGGCCCTGCTGTAGGAAATGAATTTATAGGACGAGTGTGTAAAAAACATATATTAGAGAATTTAGATAAAGAGTTGGTAGTAGTAATACAATGGACTAGTGTTGGTAAATTAGATATGTTTGTTGAGGATACTGAAGTTCTAAAACAAATAAAAACATTTAATTTAAGAAATTTTATTGTTGATATGGATGCTAATGTTATAGATGGTAGAGGGTTTTGGGCAAGTAGTCATAGTGATGACAATATAATCAAAGAGTTATATATACAATCTAAAGTATATGATCATATGAGAGACTTAGAGCAAATATTAGATGTACAAAATTTATGTGAATTACATAATATTCCTTATTATTTCTTTTATGGATATCCATTTGATTTTGAATTTATAGATAATACTGAAGAATTAGCACATTTACGGAGTAATATTAAATGGGATAAGTTCGTAATACATACGCCAATATATGATTTGTATAAAGATAGCGAACATTATCAATATCGCATATTTGAAGATCCAAGATTTATGTCTCCAATGCCTTCATTTCATATAGAATTTTATATTGAACATATTGCACCAATTTTAGATACACATTTTGCAACAATAAATTTTGATATAGAAAAATTAAAAGAATATTGTAACGAAATTACTAACGAAATATATTACAAATACAACAATGTACATTAATGCAGAAAAAGTAAATTTATTACATGTTGAGCCAACAACTAGATGCAATGCATCTTGTCCGGGATGTCCTCGTAATAATTGTGGATTTGGTATTCGAGAAGATTTAATACTTGATGATATTGAGCCAGATGTAGTAATTGATGTAGCAAAACAATTTCCTTATTTAAGAGTAGTACATTTGTGTGGTAATTTGGGTGATCCGATAGCATACAAGCATTTAAATAGTTTAATAGATAAAATAATAATTCAAAATGAATATTTTTGGAATGAGTTTGATAGTGGACGATCAATAGAACCACAACATCATTGGCATGTTAATATACAGACAAATGGTAGTTTGCGATCGATAAAATGGTGGCAAGATTTGGGAAGAAAATGTGACAAATATTTACTAAGATTACATAAAATAACTTTTGGTATAGATGGGTTAGAAGACACTAATCATATATACAGGCAAGCGACTAATTTTAATAAAATAATAGATAATGCAAAAGCATTTATAGATGCTGGTGGAAATGCATGGTGGCAATTTTTAGTATTCAAGCACAATGAACATCAAGTTGAAGAAGCAAGGCAATTAGCAAAAGATATAGGATTTAGTAATTTTTATACAAAAGAACCATGGTTTACTAAAGCATATCATTGGAAAACTGGTGAAAAATTTTATTTAGAGCCAGGTACTATGTTTATTAATGCAGATCTACAACGTCCTAATGATATGTATGAGGAATCAAAATTTGAAGAAGTCGAAGTAATGAAAACAGATAATACATACATTAAAACAGAGAATTGTATGCATATAGATATTGATGGTGATGAAACAAATAATTATAGTATGTTTCAATCAGTTAATGGTAGTGTTATGCCATGTTGTCATTTTTCTAATAATTTTAGTTATAAAGAGAAATATGATATAAAAACATTAGATATTAAAAAGGAATTTGAAAACAAAGACTACCGATTAACATGTCGTGCAATATGCGGATCAATTAAATAATGTATGCTGAAAAGGTAACATTGTTACATGTTGAACCTACAACTAGATGTAATGCATCCTGTCCTGGTTGCCCACGTAATAATAATGGATTTGGACTTGCGGAAGGACATGTATTACAAGATTTGTCACCTAATACCATCGTAGCAGAGGCAAATAAGTTACCTAACTTAAAGGCAGTTCATTTATGTGGTAATTTAGGTGACCCAATAGCATACAAATATTTGAATGAGTTAATTGATAAGGTTGCGGCTCAAACTAGATTTTTTCATCAATTTCTTAAAGTAGATAAATGTTGGGATGTTAATATAGCAACCAATGGCAGTTTACGTTCAGTAAAATGGTGGCAAGAGTTAGGTAAAAAGTGTAGTGTAGATCTTAATAACTCTCATACTGTTGTGTTTGGTATTGATGGGTTAGCAGATACTAGTCCAATATATAGACAAGGAACTAATTTTAATAAAGTAATTGATAATGCTAAAGCATTTATAGATCAAGGCGGAGTTGCAGAATGGCAATATCTAGTCTTTAAACATAATCAACATCACGTTGAGGAAGCCAGGCAGTTAGCAACAGATATAGGATTTAATAAATTTTTTGTATTACAACCGTATATCACACCGGCATATCATTGGAAAACAGGAGAAAGATATTATTTAGAATCTATAGATGGTATAGAATTTGAAGAT